AGTTAAAAGAGAGGCGGTTGTTAATGGTATTACTAAAGTTTTCAGAAAGACAATAACTGATGCTGAATCTAGACCATTCTATGAAGTGTTTTTACCTGAGAAAAATGTTTTAGGAGTTACAAGTGTTTTACTTAAAGATGGTACAAATTATACTAATGTACCATCAGTTCAAGAATTCTTAGGTGTAACAAATAGATGGTATGAAGTTCAAGCTCTTGCTGAGGATAGAATTTTTATAGAAGACCCAACAAAGGCATCCGATACCCCAGGTATTAAAGTAGGTAGATATTTACAAACAAATACAAGATTCATTACTGAATTCACACCTGAAGGGTTTTTAAAAGCAACATTTGGAGGCGGTAGTACATCTAATGACGAATTATTGAGAGAATTTGCAAGAAATGGTGTACCACTTGACCTTGCAAAATATCAAAACAACTTTTCACTTGGCTCAGTTTTGAAATCCAACTCAACTCTTTTTATTCAATATAGAATTGGTGGAGGACTTGGAAGTAATATAGGTGTGAATGTTATTAATAGTATAGGTACTGTAAATTTTTCTGTAACTGGACCAATTGATACTATAAATAAATCAGTTATAAATTCACTTACTTGTACAAATGTAACAGCGGCGATTGGAGGTGCGAACATACCAACTGTTGAAGAGGTTAGAAATTATACATCATTCAACTTTTCGGCTCAAAATAGAGCGGTAACAATTAATGATTATGAGGCGTTAATCAGAAAGATGCCATCACAATTTGGAGCACCTGCAAAAGTTGCAATTACAGAGGAAGATAATAAAATTAAAATAAATGTTTTGTCGTATGATAGTAGTGGTAAATTAATACCTGTAATATCCGATACATTAAAAAACAATTTAGCAAATTATCTTTCTAATTATAGAATGATTAATGATTATATATTCATTACTTCCGCTAATGTAATCGATTTAACATTCGAAATATATGTGGTTTTAGACTCAAGCCAAAATCAAGGAGTTGTTGTTTCTAATATTATTGTACAAGTAGAAAACTTTATGAGTCCGGTAAGTAGAGAGATGGGACAGAATGTTAATATATCTCAACTAAGAACAATAATTCAATCAGAGAATGGTGTAATTGCTATTTCAGAAATATCTGTTTATAACAATGTTGGAGGACAATACTCGTCGTCAGAAACTTCACAAAGATATTCTGACCCGGAAACAAGAAAAATTGAGTTAATTGATGATACAATTTTTGCCGAGCCGACTCAAATGTATCAGGTGAGATTTCCAGGTCAAGACATACGAATAAGAGTAAAAAATTTAGCGACGGTTAATTTCTCTTAGGATTACTTCTTCCATTTATTTTTTCAAAATTCTACCTAAACTATTTATAAAAAAATAGTTATGCCCAATTCTCACAGAATACGGACACAGTTAGGTGTTGACAAAGTTTTACAGATTAATTTAGACCAAGATTACGATACTTTAGAATTATTATCATTTTCATTCTTCCCAAATGATGTTTATACAAGAAGTTGTGCAGATTTTGGGGTGGTATGTGGTAGAGTTTTTTGTAATAGAGGATTAGGACTTGTAAATGCTAGGGTTTCTATTTTTATTCCTATAAGTTCAGAAGATGAAAGTAATCCTATTATCTCTACATTATATCCATATAAAAGTTTTATTGATTTTAATGAGGATGGTTACAAATATAATTTGTTACCCTATTCGCCATCTCACTCAGGTCACGTACCTGTTGGAACATTTCCCGATAGATTAGATGCTTTGACAAATCAAACAGTTGTTGAGGTATATGACAAGTATTATAAGTTTACTGCAAAAACAAATGATGCTGGTGATTTTATGATATTTGGTGTACCAGTTGGTCAATATGATTTATTCATGCAAGTTGACCTTTCTGATATTGGTGAGTTTTCATTAACCCCACAAGATTTAATTAGAATGGGTAGAGCTACTGAAGCTCAAGTTGCGGGTACCAAGTTTAAATTTTCTGAAAATTATAGTGAATTACCTCAAATTATAACTTTAACAAAGGTAGTACAAATTGCTCCTTTCTATGGACAAGATGGTATTTGTCAACATTATATAACAAGAGCAGACTTCGATTTAACAACTGAAGCATCAATAGAATTACAACCTACATCAATCTTTATGGGTTCAGTAATTTCCGCTGAAAATAGAAAAAAATTAAAAAGAAATTGTAGAGTACCAGCAAAACAAGGTTGGCTTTGTAATTTGATTACAGGTCCTGGACAAATTGAAACTATTCGTCATACAATAAATACAGATATAGATGGAAGACCAATACTTGAACAATATAGATTACAAAATGATGGAAAACTAATTGATGAAAATGGAACTTGGGTTATCGAGCTTCCTATGAATTTAGATTATATATATACAGATGAATTTGGTAATCGAAGAATTTCACCTGATGGTAGTGTTGGTGTGCCGATTAGAGGAAGATATAGATTTAGAATTAAATGGCAACAATCGCCAAATTTGTCAGATGAAAATAAAAGAGGATATTTCTTAGTACCAAATATTAAAGAACATGGATGGCCGTTGGATGCTAGAAGTGATACAGGCGACCCAGGTCTTGCCGAAAATATAGATGTATTTAATTTAAATTTACCTACTTTTCCTCCATTAATCCCTGATGAACCACAAAGCTCTGGACCTTTTGATGTTCCAATAAACTCATTTTTGGATATTGGGTATTATTATAATATACAAAATACTAATAACTTACAAAGTTATGTTGTCTTAGTAGATGGAGTTGAAAGACCTGATTTGAATGACACCATTCCTATGGGCGAATTAACAACTAATGTTGTTGGAATAAGATATACATTGATTGACCCCTTATTAGAAGGTACTCTTACTTTAGAAACTTTGGATGGAGGACAGTTCAGGGTCCAATCTTCGTATGCTTTTAGTAGAAGTTGGGCCGATTATGGGACTACTGAAATGATTCAAGAAGCAATAAATTGTGAAGATAGGTTTTATGAATTCCAATACAACAAAGTTTATACCGTATCACAATTAATTGATAGATACTCAAATAGGATTTTCCCACAAAAATCAATTCAAATTAAACATATTTTGGATGACAAATGTGAGGGGGATTATAATCCATTTCCAGCCAATGATGCATATTACAGATATGATTTGTTATACATTACAGTTAATGTGATTTTAACAATTATGAAATTTCAGTTTTTTCAAATACTGATATTTTTACACGTTCTTGCAACACTTTGGCCAATTATCGCTTTAGTTCTTATTATAATATGGGCAATACAACAATTAGTTTATTTAATTTGTTTAGGTTTACAAAAATTCGGTTGGAGAGATAGAGAATGTAAAAAACCTAAACCTTTAAGAGATTTATTAAAAAATCCATTTAAAAATTTAAATTTACCTCTTTTTTTATATACCGAAGATGGTTGTGAAAGATGTAGATGTAAGGTTGACCCGCAAGACTTGGATGAAGAGAATAATGGAGTTTTATTTGATTTAATTGAAAATTTGGAACAAATTGAGGAAACAAATAATTCATATTTGGCAAATTTTGCAACTTTGGCGGCTTATCAACCATGGAATAATAATTTAACTAATTACAATCCCTCAACTAATGAAGGTTTTGACCCTTATTATTTAACACAAAATGCCGACTATGATGAGGCGATAAGTGTAATGCTAGCTGGCAACGCCGCATCGGAAATTGGATACAGAAGAATGCCAATATATGCAGGTAACCTTGGAGATGGAAGAAATATTAGAGTATTTTCAACAAGTTTAACTATTGCTGAAAGATTAAATCTATTTAATACAAAGGCAAAATATTTTGACAATTTAACCGCAAACGCTGAAGGAGAAACTACAACAGAAAGAAGAGAAAATGCTTTATCACCAGGTAATACAGGGTGGAACCAAATGAAGGTTACTTGGAATACAATAGATAATGACCCAACTCAAAAATACCATTTTGATAATGTAATTGTCCTACTTCTAGACAATAACATCCAACCTGGAACCGTACTAACTTTCCAAGACCCCTCAATGTCAAATGACCCCCATGTACTTACCACAACAGGTACCTGCTTGAATCCGTCATATGTTGTGGTAAACTACGCAAATCCTAATACAGATTTTACTTCATCTCCAACATTATCAACAATTTATGATATTGAATTGGCAAGATATCCTAGTACTTTTTATGTGGCATCTGATGGGGAAATAAAAAATAGACCTTTAGCACAGAAACAAGTTTGTTTCCCAATGGACATTGAGTATTTTCAGGTAATACAAGAAATGTCCTATAGTGATTACTATTTTTATACTAACAGAGCGGCTATTGGTAGTTCGGCATTTAATACTGATGACGCTAGATTTTCATTACCTTGGAGAGTGTTAAGAAACGCTGCCGGAATCACCTCATCGACTGAGGCGGTGTTAAAATTTGCTAGTCAGTACGGTGATACTGAAGCGGGACAACCCGAACTTGTTAGATTCGGTAATGGTCAATGGGTTTATAGACATGTGGACTTTGTATCCTCAAATTTAATTTGTTTTGATGCTTGCTATAATGTTACCACGCATGTAACTAATAATTTAAATTCAATCAGGTCTTATTTCCCTTATAGTGAGGCGACTCCGGAATTTAACACTTTGGAACGACCAGACCCTAACCTTAGAGTTGCGTTTTTACAAAGAGGCGTTGATGTAAATGCTCCTCGATTAAG